CTCAATTTGCTCGTTGAGTTTTGTCTCCATTTCATCAAGTTTTTCTACCATGCTCTCAAGCACATCATATTTATCTTCAGGGATTGATACATAATGTTCTTCAAAAAGACCCTTCATTCCTTGTAGGAATGATTCGGTCATTTCGGTCTTAAGACCGTTTTCAATGGCGAGTGCATTTTCTTGCATCCACTCGTCGGCAACATACTCTAGATAAGCGTCTACACGCTCAGAAAGTTGAGTCTTAATTTCCTCAACTTCTTCTGCGAGAGCAGTAGCATACTGCTCTTCGATTGCTTCTTGAATTTGAGAAACTTTGGAACGAAGAGCAGCTTCGAAGATGGTGCGTGCTTTCTCTTGGAATTCCTCAGAAAGCTCTTCACCTTCGAGAAGAGCATTTACATCTTCGTCGATGTTGAACTCTTCTTTCATTTCATCTTCTTCCTCTTCATCTTCTTCCTCTTCTTCCTTCTTACCTTTTTTCTTACCGCCTTCTTCTTCCTCTTCCTCGTGCTTCGCTTCTACAATCTCTTCTTCAGTCTCTTCTTCAATGAGATCTTCATCTTCGAGTTCTTCTTCCTCTTTAACACCCTTCATTGCTTCAGCAGGCTTAGCACCTTTGTTTACAACATCCTTAACTTGCTTAAGGGTTGCGCCAGGTGTCTTCAGTTTTGCTGAATCATCTGTAGGACTATAGTTAGAAGGATCTGGACCTCCTAGGTCTTCCCATCCACCAGTTTGTCCTGGGGTTGCTCCAGAAAGATGGGGCATCGAATCCGCTGCTTTAGCATTAGCGTTAACAGCGGTTCTGGATTGCTTTGTGCCTACTTCCATTTCTTGTAAATCTCCACGAGACATTTGAACTCTCCGTTTAACCTTAGTTATAAACTATATTTATTTATAATTTAATAAATTACAATGAGTTTAAAAACTCATTAAAAAGAGATAACTTATATTCTTCAAGAACACCATTATCAACGAGAGTATTTATTCTACGTTTAGTGTTTTCTGCAACTTTTTCTCTTAACATACCACCATCCCAGATCCATTCCTTACCTTCCATAATTCCCTGAACAAAAGCATCAGGTGCAGAGGGATCAGCAACAATATCAGCAGCGGTTGCAAGCATAAAATCTTCACCAACTTCAGTATATCCTTCCCTGGTTGGTCTGACTGAACCAATACCACGAGAAGAAACTCCAAGAGTAACACCTTCTTTCAAAAGTGATTCGGCAATCTTACCCATTGGTGTGGAAAGAATTTGTGCTTTACCAATGAAATTATTTCCTTCTTTATGGAGAGAAACAATTTTATGAGAAACGCGATCCAGATTTACAGTAGGACCATCTGGGTGACCAAGTTCTCCAAGAGCACGACCTTTGTTTACATATTGCTCAGTATAACGCTTCACTTCTCTTTCCATTACAGGCATACGATACATTCTACCGTTCCTGTTTACAACTTCGGTTTGAAGGAAAGGACCTTGAATATAAAGAGTTTTTTTACCGTCTTTTTCTTCGGTAATAACTTCTACTGATTCAATTTCTTCTGTGATGAGTTTCATTATGCTTGCCCTGTGATTTGTACTTGTTGGTAGTAAAGAGTTCCTGAACCTGCACCATATGCAGAAACTTTATTTGAAATCGATACAGTTGCATCTCTTGAAGAAAATGCAGTTACAATCCCACTAGAATTATTAGCAACAGTCATTCTTGTTTGATAATATCCATCTACATTTGAAGAAGTATCAACTGATATGACTTCTTTATGAGTGAAATCATAATATGATTGCCCACTTGCAGTTAACGTTACATAATCACCAACACCAAATGGAACTTGAGTTCCTTCTGGAACAGTAACAATTGTTGTTGTTCCAGTGGTTATTCCAACAACACGATTCGATGCTTTAGTGAGCGCAAGAGTTTCTGACTTTCCTGCGGGAACATAATAATCTGCGTTTGTTGCAGAAGGAGTTCCAACTCCAATTTTTACATATGCACCTGCACCTTCAGCAACAACTCTCAGTACACTTGATTGAACTGAGAATGAATTAGCACCGGTAGTTGCAGCACCTGTAGAAAAAGTAAATGAGGAACCAACCCCAACTGGTCTATGAGCCATTATTTTAAATAGTACACTTTTAGTTATTTATTATTTAATAAAATTACCTTTGTTCAATCCAGTTTAACACCGCAAGTGCTGCTTTGTTAGTATTGGGAGATGCACAAGCAAGTGTAATCGTATCACTGATTGTTCCAATACCAGATCTTCCAATCTGCAAATCTGCAAGTCTATCAATCTCAATCAGAGTAGAACCACCAGATACTACAAATCCAGAAAGAATATCTCTACCACCAGAAAGTGCAGTTGCAGAAGTATCATATTGAATAAATGAATCTGGATCTGCATGATTTGTCCAGTTTGGATTGGTTAATGTTGTGTTCTGCAAAACTTTCCAGTAAATATTAGTATTATCATTTGTTACTGCTTGCAGTGATCTCATAAGCATTACTGAATTTAAAGCAGATGATTTGAGTCTTAAACTGATGATCGGATAGAATGTATTTGCAACCGCCATTGTGGTTCCAGTAATACCATTAGACTGACTCAAAAGAGTTCCAAGTTTATCTGCTCCACCTTCTTGAATTAGAGAATTTGAACCCTGATAAAGATAATGCGTTCCTGCAACACCAGTTACATTCTCAATCTCACAGCGAATTGGGAGAAAGGGACTAGAACACCAAACAAAATTATTTGTATTTGAGTTATCAAAAGTATGACTCTTGATAGTTTCTCCCTTCATCAACCAAGCAAAATCTACAGTTCCTGCACCATACCATTCGTAGTTGATAGAAATCATCTGTTGTTTTGTTGGATCTGCAGTTACACCAGTCCAACCATTACCATCAAACTTTTCGCCATTCCATTCATTTCTACCAACTCTTATTTCTGTAGTAATTCCAGATGTACTAGTGCGAATCACATAAGAATATGTTCCTCCATTATCCTCAAAGTATGCACCGTTATTATCATCAAATAAACCAAATCTTCTGCGAATACCGACCTGTGGAGTATCAAGACGAATTGCAAATGCAAGTGTTGCTGGTCTGCCTGGAATATATCTCATCACATGTTTGGTTTGTCTGGTAACTTTACTACCAGCGGTAGAACCAACTTGCATAATTATATTACTGGAATATTGGTTCCAAGTTGCAGTTCCAACTCCAACTATTCTCTCATCCCAAACATCAGTCTCTTTACCATATTGGAAAGTATTAAAGAAAACTGTTTGGAAAGGTGCAGTCTTAAGTCTGTTGTTATTAGAAAACTGAGGTCTCCAGTCTGTCTGGTTACCCCAGTGATCTGCGATATTAAAAACTTCAAATAAAGATCTTTCTTGATCTAAAAAATCTTGAGTCTTTTTATTCCACTGAGCCATTAATCAATCCATTCCAATTTTGATGGGTGATATCTTTGTGCGTTTTTGATGTTTAAATTCTTTTCTGTAACTGGATAAATTTGATGAACAACTGCTCCGGGATAATCGGATTGTAATTGTTCACCAAGATCTCTTACTGATGGAATTCCAGTCTTAGTAACTAATTCTAAACGATATAAACTTCCATTCCACATTACATCTGCAACATATTCTTCACCAACTTGTTGTGGTTGTTCTTGTTGCGAGTTAATGTAAAGATTTCCTGTGAAATCGCCAGCAATATTAACTGATTCTGAGATAAATTGCCTGAAAGATTTCATATCATTCCTCTTCTTGTTCCTCTTGTCCAAACATACTCATAGCTACAGCAGGACGAAATTCATCAATTTTTTCTGCTGATTTTGAAAAAAGTAATTCTTTAATTTTGTCGCTAATTTGAGAAGGTGCCTCATCAGCGGCGATCATATCAAGAAGGTCATCCATTTTCTAATACCTAAGTAATTTTCTTTATTTATATCTCGCCACCCTTGGGCATTTCCGCTATTTTCCCACTTGCTTCTGTTGCAGCACCTTGAGCATCAATGTTTGGTTCCATTACTAATTGACCCAAATCCATTCCTGCGGTTTCTGGACCTAAAGGCATACCGGTTGCAGGATCAACAGGTACATTGGGATCAGGGATAATTCCATCTTTAATTTCTTTCTTCATAATTTTATCCTGTTCCAGAATTTCTTCATCAGTCTGACGAAGAATTTTTCTTCTTAGATAATCCTGAGAAAAATATTTTCCAACATATGGTTCTGCAACCTGAACCATATTCAATCTTTCGTTAAGAAGTTCTGCATCTTTGAGTTCAGCAAAGTGATTATCATATAAGAAATCATACTGAATATGCTCCTCCATAATATCCCAGTCTTGAGGAGTAATGATATTTTTGAGGATTAATTGAGTTCTCAACATATCGTGGAACATATATGAGAATCTCTTTCTCAAACGAGCAACAAACTTACTGAACTTAACTTCATCACGAAGAATTTCTGAAGAACGTCCAAGATTAAATCCACCTTCTCCATCCATTCTCGATGGTGGAACATTTAGGGAACGATAAAGTTTTTTCTTAAAGTATTCAATATCAGTAATTTCTCCAAGATTCTGACCGCCAGGAAGGGTCGAAATTTCAGTTCCTCTACCACCTTCTCTTCTTGGAAGCCAAAAATCTTCAAGCATCGCCATGAATTTTTCATCATCACGAATTTCACCAGTATTTGCATCGTAAACAAGTTTGTTACGATAACGCATCATTACATCACGAAGATATTGTTCTGCCTTTACTTTGGGTAGATTACCAACGTCAATATAGAAAATTCTACGTTCTGGAGCACGGGACAATCTGTAAATAACTAGAGAGTCTTCAATCATTCTAAGTTGATTGAGAGACTTAATTGCTTTATGAAGATATGAAAGTGTTGATCCCTTGTTTCTATCTACAAGACCTGAAGTGCAATAAGTGATAGAATCCTTGGACATTTTAATTCCAGCAGTTCCACCCAATGATGATGGATTACTTGATGGATAAGTCATTTTTGGATTATAAATGAAATATTCCTCAATTTCGGGAAACTCAAAATCCATCGGATTATCCGCATTAATATTTGATAATCTATATTTGTCTTTCTCACTTTTCTTTTGCTGCCTTACATATCTCATTTTCATTGGATCTATGTAACGCAACTCTTGAATTCCTTCGTGAGGATTCTTAAAGTCGATCATTTTGTGATAGTAAAGTCTTCCATCAACATACCAGTTTCTATAAATCTCATGAGACTTTTTATCAAAATCTAAAAGTGATAAAATATATTTAAATTCTTGCCTGATTTTTTTCTTAATACCATCACTAGCATTAAGATTTGATAGCTCAATTTCTACTGGAGTATCATTTGTGTCTGATACAATTGCTTCATTTACAATATCTTCAATTGCACTATCACACTCTGGATGAAGTGCCATTTCACGATATCGCTTGATTAAATCAAATTCTGTTCTATAAACACCCTCAATGTCTACATATGATCCAAAAAAACCACTGCTCAGATAGTGGTCAGTTCCATCCTCATTATTAGGAGGTACTGGACTGACCGCATTCGGAGACAGTGGTTCTGTATCTTCAATTGAAAAACCAAACAATCTTGCCATAATTTATTTTGTTATTTTCCTTTAGACTATTTATTATGCTTCTTCATTGGTAGGAGTCCAGTACTGAACTTGGAACTCTACAGTAAATTCTTCAATTGCATCTGATGTATCATATGACAAATCAATTGCAGCAATGTTAGTTGGGAAAATATCATAAAACTTGTATGTTTGTGCAACTTCAAGACCGGATCCTGTTGGTGTGTCAAAACCAACATTACTTCTACCTCTCTTGAATTGTTTTACATAAGCATTTACCATGTAATCTGCTGGGTTTGTAAAACCGCTTCCATCAGCATATTGACCAATGGATTGCATCCAAGATTCCATTACATTTCTAATTGCAAAATCTTGATCATTAATAACATTAATTGTCCAAGTATCAAAAGTACGGTCACCTGCTACCTTAAAAATTCTTCCTCTAAAAGGTACATCAATAGAAGCAATATTGGAAGCAGGAAGTGCAGCTGATTTGCAAAGTAGAGAAAAGTTATTTGGTAATACACCAGATCCTGGAATATTTCCTGGAATAGTTACTTCAAATAAATTGGGGCGGGCGCCACCACCAATGAGTGCTGATTTAAAATCCTGAATAGAGTGTGCCATTTTTTAAGTTCCTCCTTGTGGTTTTTACCTTAATCAAACAGTACCAGCGACTTCTTCAAAACTTACTCCAGTTCTGGTAGCAACAAAAGTAAGTGTTACGTAATTAATTGATTTAGCAGGTTTCAGATAAATATCAGCTCTGAATTCATTGTTATCAATAACATCAGGTGTGTTATTTGATGCATCACAAACAACAAGGAATCCATAGAGACCTCTCTTTGCCTGAACATCACGGAGGTATGGTTCAACGATGTTTCTAAAGTTTGCTCTTGTGATTTCGTCGTTTAGTTCAAATAGTTGTGCTTGGGCACTTCTCTGAAGTGCTTGCTCAACAGTAAGGAACAAGCGACGAACATTAATTCTATCAAATGCAGATGCATATCCAAGAGCAGTTTTATCACCAAAGAGCAGAATTCCAATTCCGGGTTGATTTACAATTGAGTTAATTCTCAATGGATAAAGTTGATCTCTTTGTGCTTTATTTGGATTGTATGCAAGTTTAATTGCATTATTTAAAATGCCTCTTTGTTGACCTGCTGGTGAGAACCAAGGATAAGAAACAATATTTGTTCTTACCATCAAACCAGCAACATCAGCGTTACATGGGATGTAACGGAACTTATTATTAAATCTATCGTATGTGTACTTATAACCACTATCAAATACCGCATATGATGAAGAAGAAAGTGGTGAGAAGAACTGAATAACGTTATTGGTTTGAGTTGTTGTATTTGTTACATCAACAACGTCTGCGCGATGAGGTGAAGCAACCGCTACGCAATCTTTTCTAGATTCAGCAAGAGAAATTAGATAATTTGCCTTTGCTTGAGAATCTGCTTTATTAGCAAGTCCAGGACCATTTATTAAATAATCAACTTGAATTTCATCTTTGTTAGAGAAAAGTTCATATGAAGTAATTAAGTCACCAAGGGTAGCAGTCATTCCACCAGATGCTGAATAATCTACGCCACCAGTTAAATTATAAGTAGCGTTTCCAATTACGTTATAAGTAACTCCTTGAGCACTTTGATTCCAGAGTCCAGAAGCAGTTGTAATTCCAGCAAATCCAGAACTAAATCCAGATGCTGCTACAAATCCATCAGATCCATCGGAAGGATTATCGCCAGCATAAATGTATGCAGAATTTAATGCTAGATAATCTTTCCAGAATACTTTTTGTGGTGAATTTTCTGCAGAGATAGCATCAGATGCCTTAGAGAGGAATAAATGCTTCTCAAGAAGATTTCCCTGAATTCCAGTTACTGATCCAAGATCATCCACAATAACAACATGGAGACCATCATTTTTGCCTTGTCTAGAAAGTGAATAATTGCTTGATATTGGTTTAGGAGCAATTGATTTCCAATAAACTAGAGAATTTGTAAGACCAAGAGTTTGTTGATCATACCAATCAAGAACATCATTTTCTGATGATCCAAGAGTAGCAGTAGCAACACCAACACCAGATGAATTTATAACAGAAACGGTGTTTCCTGGTCTAAATGAATTTGCTTGATCTCTTGGTGAATATGTTGTTCCCGTTTCAACACCAGCAGAAGTTACTCTAGATACAATCTTAACATCAATTGTAGAAGCACCAACTCCAGTGATGATTCCTTTTAAATATCCAGTAAAAGTTGTTGTAGTGCCTAGTCCTGGAATGACTTGATTTGTAAGAGGAGTTGTTACTCCCATCCCAACAGAAACACCTGTTGTTGATGCAATCGACAGAGTTTGGTCTGCTTTATCATCAATTAAGCATACTTTGAGTTTATTTGCCCATGCTCCTGGATTTTTTGCTGCTACTCCCCATGTTACAGTGTCTGCAGAATAATTAGCGTTGTAATCATCATAATTTTTAATTCTTAAAGAGCTGCTGCTTACACCTGCTCTTGTGGAGTTGGCGTTATTTAATGTAGATCCGCTAGTTCTTACAACTTTAAGAACGCCACCATATGAAAGGAAAGAAGATGCACTCATCCAATATTCATATTGTGCATCTGTGGAAAGTGGTTTTCCGAAAGTATTGATTAATTGCTGTTCGGTTGTAATATCAATCGCTTGATCAACAGGACCAATTGCAAAAGGACCAGCAATTGCTCCAATATTATCTAAAACATTATCAGCTCTTCCTACAGTTAGATCAACCTCTCTGACGAGTACGCCTGGAGATAA